CCGGGGCTGTTTCCGCGCTACTTCATCATAGAGCCAACGGCGGTGTGCAATCGGCGCTGCCCGTTCTGCACGATTCTGGTGACGAATCGCAAAGGCATGATGCAATGGGTGCATTTTGTCCGGTTGCTCGACGAGTGCCGGGACTTCGGGGTCTATGGCATTTCGCTCTATCAGCTAGGCGAACCATTCTTGTGGCATGGCAAAGAGGGGGACGGCAGGCGGCTCGACATCAGCGATATGGTCAACGCTGCGAAGACCGTCGGCGGCTTTCGCGCTGTCAATTTGTCCACCAATGGCGACGTATCGAATCTCGATTGCGTTCTCGGCTCGCAACTGGACGACCTGATCATTAGCATCGACGGCGCGACGGCGGAAGTTTACGACGCCAACCGGCCCAGCACGAAGCCGAACGACACTGGCGCGTTCGAGCGCACGGTGCAGCGCGTGCGGGACTTCTTGGAGAAGAAGGCAGCGCATGGCGACGTCAAGCCATTCGTCCGACTTCAGTGCATCAACAAAGAGAATACGGCGGCGCAGGTGGTGGACTTCGTGCGGTACTGGATTCAGATTCCGGGCGTGGACGATGTGCTGATTAAGAATCTGGATAGTATGCGGCCGTGGCTGGGCGACAAGGTGGTGAGCGACGAGGAAGACGCCATCAAGGCGGCGCGCGTGGCTTCTATGCCGTGCCAGCATATTTACAGTGTCGGATCGATGGTTGCGGACGGCAGGTTCAATGCGTGCTGCCACGACGCCTATACCGAACTGACGACGGCGGGCGCAAACATCGACGCGATGGCATTCGCCGATTGGTGGAATGGCGACTACATGAATGCGTTGCGGGCAGAGCACGAAGGCAAACCGGCGGCGGGGCGCCGGCTGCCGTGCCGCGAATGCAGGGAGATGGATACGTGGCTGGGGTGAAGACTCTTATCCTTCTCGGCGGCGGCGTCGAGGCCGTCCCCATCATTCGGCGCGTGCGTGAGCTTGGCTTCCGGGCCGTTGTCGTGGATGGCGATGCCGGCTGCGCGGGCCGCTCGCTGGCCGATGATTTCGTGCATGCCTCGTGCTACCACGGCGAGCAGGCCATTCCTGCATTGTCGGCGCATGCTTACGGCATGCGGTTGTCTTACGACGGCGTGATGTGCGCGGCTGTGGATGCGCCGGTCGTGGCGGCGGAGATCGCGGCGGCGTTCGGGCTGCCGAGTGACGGCGGCAATCCGTTGAGCGTTGAGGCGGCGCGGCTGAGTATGGACAAGCTGGCGCAGAAAGGAATGCTGGCGGGCCATGTTCCACTGCCGATGTTCAGGTCGTGGCCCTTTCCGGTCTCGTTGCATAAAATGGATTCCATCGGCAGAGAGGGAGACACATTTGTCCATGTCGTGAAGCCGGTCGATTCTCGCGGCGGGCGCGGCGTTATACGTATCACGGAGAGCGTCGATCCGGCCTGGGCTTACGAGCAGGCGCGCTCCCACTCCCCCACCGGGCGCGTGATGGTCGAGCAGTGGCTGGATGGGCTGCAGCTCAGCACGGAGAGTATCGTGCAGGATGGCCGTGTGCTGTTTACGGCGGTTGGACTGCGGAACTATGCGCGGTTGGAGGAGTTCGCGCCGTTCGTGATCGAGGATGGGTTCGATGAGCCGTGGGGCGGCAATGGATTGCAAACGGATATTGGCCGAGTTATCGAATCCGCTTGCCGTGCGCTGGAGTGGTATCAGAGCGGCGCCGGCATCGTCAAAGGTGATCTCGTTGTTCACGACGGGCGCGTGTATGTCATCGAGCTGGCGGCGCGGCTGTCGGGCGGTTTCTTTGCCACACATGGGCATCCGATGGCTTATGGCGTGGATTTCGTCGGCGCGGCTGCACGACACGGATTGGGGTACGGATACACGGAAGAGCCGAAGCCATATGCGCGGGGATTCGTGAGTCAGCGGTATGTTTTTCCAGCGCCAGAGGACATCGGCAAGGCAGTCGACGAAATTAGATGGCCTGATGAAATCGAGGGCGTCTTGTTCCATACCTACAATATAAGCACAGGGAAAAAGATCGAGCCTGTCGATTGCCACCCGCGCCGCTGGGGGCAGGCGTTGGCGACAGGCCGCACACCCGACGAGGCACGGCAGCGGGCCGAGGCGGCGGTTGTGGCGATGAAGGCGGGGGTCGTGCTGGAATGATATGAGTGATTACGCCGTCGTCATCACGGCGCGCATGGCCTCCGAGCGTCTGCCAGGCAAGGCGCTCTCCGTCTACAGCCCAAATGGCACGCCGAACCTGATCCAGATTGTCAAGCGTTGGCAAGCCTCCGACCGAGATCCAGCTATCATCGTTGCCACAACGGATGGACCGGAAGACGGCGCTATTGCCGATCTCTGCGTCGGCTACGGGGTGCCGTGCTATCGTGGCTCGCGCGACGACGTGGTGGGCCGCATGGACAGCGCGCTCAAGGCATTTGCGCCGGACGCGAGGTGGATTGCGCGAGGCTCGGCGGACAATCCGCTGGTGGACGTGGGTCTGGCCGATTGGCGGATGGACATCCTGACAGACACGAACGCTGAGGGGTTGGTCTACGCCGACGACATGCTGCGCCTGACGTATTGCGCGACGACGGATGTGTGGTCGCGGTCGGGATGGGATAAAATCGCCGAGGGATCGAGTGGGAGCCAGCGTGAACATCCGGGCACATTCTATTTCGAGATGCTTCACCGATTTCAGTGGGTGGCGATTCAGTTTCCGCGCCGGGAGTATGTCACGCCGCACCGCACGGAGCTGGACACGCCGCAAGATCTGGAGATGTTTCGGGGATTGTGGCAGGCGTGGGGGAACAACGGATCGGGAGAATTCACGGATCAGAAGATGGCTCGGATGGACGGAGCAAATGGCGTGCTACCCACGCTGTGGGCGCTGGGCTACCTGGATGAACATCCTGAATTGGCGGCTCTCAATGCGGGCGTCGAGCTGAAGACGCACACGAAAGTTCGCTGGAAGAAGGGCCGGCCGGTGCTGTGCCAGACGTGCCAGGCGCAGGTCGGGGCGAATGTCGCGGGGAATTTCGAGGTAGGCTGCCCGCGCTGCGGGAAGCCGCTCAAATGGTACAGTCAGGGGAAGCCGAAGCCGTCGATGATGACGTATTGACAGCGCAATGCGCACAGGGGTATAATGTGCGCAGCAGTCACCCGGCGCGAAGTGCGCAAGAGCGGAGCGAGCGGGCCTCCGGCAGAGATGCCGGGGGCTTTTTTGTTTGAGAAATGCACGATACGGATTCGGGCACGGATGCACGGAAGGGTTTGATGAGCGCGAAGGCGGGTGTTGTCAATGCGGTGGTGAAGGTCTCAGAGTGCAAGCCGCACCCTGAGAATTATAACGCGCACGACGACGCGCAGATCGCCGATCTGCGCGAGAGCCTGCGGCAGTTTGGGCAGGTGCGCTCGATTGTGGTGCAGCGCAACGGGCGCGGGTATGTGGTCGTGGCGGGCAATGGCTTGCACGAAGCGGCGCGGCTGGAAGGATTCAAGACGCTGCGCGCGGACGTGGTGCCGGCGGCGTGGTCACAGACGAAGGTTCTGGCGTACCTGGCCGCCGATAACGAGCTGGCCCGGCGGGGCAATCCCGATGAGGCGCAGTTGGCGGCGATTGTGGCGAGGGTGTACGAAGCCGAGGGTGAGGCGCTGGCGATGCTGGCGGCAGGCGAACGACAGGCGATGGCTCGGCTGCTGGCGCTGGCGCGGGATGGCGATGGGCAGGCGGACGCGGAGCCGCAGATTGAGCGGGCGGAGGAGTTGAACCGGAAGTGGAAGGTCAAGACGGGCGACCTGTGGCGCATCGGGGAGCATCGGCTATTGTGTGGGGATTCGACGCGGCGCGAGGATGTGGAGCGGGTGATGGGGGGAGAGAAGGCGGATGCGATCGTGACTGATCCGCCATACTCTATCTTGGGGGGTGGAACATCTTCTGCAGGCAAAGGAATTAAAGCATCGTTTGATCGCCAATTTTTCCGCGCTTGGTTTCAGGCATTATTGGCAATCTTAGATCCAGCATTAAATGATGGCGCAGCGCAATGGATGACTATTGATTGGCGTGGTGCTACAGCGATCGAGGAAGCAGTGACGAATACCCGTTGGCGCCTAGCTGGTCTTGGCGTATGGCATCGTGGTGGTTTAGGGATGGGATTTGCACTTCGTAAAGTATATGAAAATTTCATCTTCTTGGTTTCCGAGGGATGGAAACGAGCTAAAACAGATGAACCTGATTTGTGGGAGTATTTGTGGACACCTGGCGATAGAACAGAAGGACATTCTGCCGAGAAGCCTGTTGAATTGATAGTGCGGGCTGTGGAGTTGTGTGATGGTAATGTAATGCTCGATCCATTTCTCGGCAGTGGCACGACCCTTGTCGCCTGCCAAAACTTAGGCCGCCGCTGTCAGGCCATCGAAATCAGTCCGGCTTACTGCGCCGTGGCCCTCCAGCGCATGACTGATGCGTTTCCGGGGATCGAGATAGAGCGAATCGAGCATGACGAAGCGAAAGACACGGATTCGGGCACGGATACACGGAAGCGGCGGCGACAAGCCTGAGAGCAGGCAATTCAAGCCGGGGCTAAAGCGGCGTGGGGGGAATCCGAACCCGCCGCCGCCGCCGAAGGAATACCAGTTCAAGCCGGGGCAGAGTGGCAATCCGGGTGGCCGGCCGAAGCTGCTCGGCGACGCCTACCGCGCGCAGCTCGCAAAGCCCGTGCCGGGAGATCCGGAGGGGCGCACCTATGCTGAAGCGATTGCCCAGGCGATGGCGATTGAGTCATTCAAGGGCAATGTGCCGGCAGCGCGTGAGGTTCGCAGCGCGACAGAGGGCGAGCGCATCAGGACGTGGCGTGACGAGGTGATCGATCTGCTCAGGAAGGGCGAGATAACACCAGATGACGTTATCGCAGAGTTCGGAGCCGACGAGGCTCAGCCGCTACTTGTCGCCGCAGGCATTCGCCGAGATGAAGGCGGCGAAGCTCAGGGCGAAAGCGGCAAATCGGCAGGAAGCAAATAACACCAGGCTACTCGAGTTTCGCGGCGCGGCGCTGGCGCTGCAAGCCTGGCGCGCCGGCGAGGTCGTCATCAGCGGGCCATACGAGACGGGCAAGACGCTCGCCGCACTGTACCTGATCGACACACTGGCCCGGGCGCACAGGAACCTGCGGGCGTCGATCGTGCGCAAGGTGCGCGGCGACCTAGACGCGACGGCGCTAGAAACCTTCCGGCGCTTTATCATGCGCGACGACGTGCGGACCTACGGCGGTGAGCACCCGGTATTCTACGAATACCCGAACGACTCGCGCATCTGGATCGGCGGCATGGATAGACCTGGTAAGGCGCTCTCCGGCGAGCGCGATGTCATTTACGTGAACCAAGCCGAAGAATTGAACCTGGAGGACTGGGAGACGTTCATCACACGCACGACGGGGCGGGCCGGCGCGCTCGTGCCCGGCCTGCTCATGGGGGATTGCAACCCTGGACCGCCATCGCACTGGATCAGGCACCGACCACAACTGACGCTGATCGAAAGCAGGCACGAGGATAATCCAGTGTTGTTCACGGACGCCGGCGTGCTGACGGAGCAAGGCGGGCACTCGATGGCCGTGCTGGATAGTCTGACGGGTGTGCGCTATCTGCGCGGGCGGAAGGGCTTGTGGGTGCAGGCCGAGGGCGTCGTCTACGACGAATTCGATCCGGTGCTTCACGTTATCGACGAGATGCCGCCGAGCTGGCAGCAGTGGCGCAAGTTCCTCGCTATCGACTTCGGATTCAAGAACCCGTTCGTCTGCCAATTCTGGGCAATGGATGGCGACGACCGACTCTATCTCTACCGTGAAATCTACATGACGGGGCGGCTCGTCGAAGATCACGCGGGCCAAATCAACGATCTGCTCGCGGGCGAGGAGCTCCGCGCCGCGTTTGCCGACCACGACGCGGAGGACCGCGCCACGCTCAACCGATACGGTATCTCGACGGTGGCCGCGAGCAAGGCGATCTCGTCGGGTATCGAGGAAGTCAAATCGCGCCTGAAAATCGCCGGCGATGGCAGGCCGCGCATCCTCTTTTTGCGCTCCGCGCTGGTCGAGCGCGACGAGGAGCTGGCCCGCAAGCGACTGCCGGCATCGACGGTTCAAGAATTCGAGATGTACGCCTGGCCGAAGGACGCCGGCGGCAAGGCGCTGAAGGAAGTCCCGGCGGACGCATACAATCACGGCATGGACGCCATGCGCTACATGGTGGCCTCGTCGATGCCAGCGAACCTGGGAGCGGTCCAGGAGGCGAATCCGAAAGCGCGCTCGAAATTCGTGCGCGACGATCTGCAGGGTGGCCGCTTCGGGCGCGACCGGCCGGCAGGACATCACAGGCGATAGTTACGACACGGATTGGGTCACGGATACACGGATAAAGATATGATAGACCACAAGGCGCGCAACGCACAAATCCTCGATGCATTGAAAGACGAATCCCCGAAAGCCGTCGCCGAGCGATTCGGCTTGTCGCGCTCTTACATCTACCGGCTGCGCTCTGGCTCGAATGGGCACGACTCAGAGACGTTCCGAGTGAACGGGCGCCCGACCGGGCCGGTGTTCAGCGAGATTGGCACGACTGGCTTGCGCCAGTTCGCCGGCAACGTCGACGAGGATTACGATCGGATCTTCAAGCCGCTGTACCGCAAGGTGCAGCTCTACAAAGAGATGGGCGACGACCCGATCGCCGCGGCCGTTTTGATGGCGACGAAGATGACGATTCGGCGGCTGTCGTGGAGTGTGGAGCCGGCCGGTGAGACGCGCGCTGACGAGCAGGCCGCTGAGTTTCTGGACGGCTGCATGGACGACATGAGCCAGTCCTGGGCGGACGCTATCGACAACGCGCTCGATATGCTCCAGTACGGCTTTGCGCTGTTCGAGGTAGTTTACAAGCGCCGGAAGGGAGAGACGCGCGAGCCGGCCAGTAAGTACGACGACGGCAAGATCGGATGGCGCAAGTGGACATTCATCGGCCAGGACACGCTGGCGCAGAATGAGCCGTGGCTATTCGACGAGCATGGCGGTATCCAGGGATTCCGGCAGCAGGACCCAAACACGGGCGCGCCGCCTGTCGAGATCCCGATTGAAAAGGCGATCTTGTTCCGCACGACCTCGCGCAAGAACGACCCAGAGGGCCGCGCCCTCCTGCGCGCCATGTACCCGCCGTGGTACATGAAGAAGAACCTGGAGGAGATCGAGGCCATCAGCGCCGAGCGGTTCGGCAGCGGCCTGCCAGTAGTGTATCTTGGCTCGGACACGTCGCGCACCGACGACGCCAACTCCGATTTGGCCGCTTACAAGAATATCGTGCGCAACATCCGGGTCGACGAGCAGATGGGCGTCGTCAACCCCTACGCTAAAATGGGAGCTGGCGCGCTGGAGGGCCAGGGGGTTCTGGTTGAGCTTCTGACGCCCAGCGGCGGCCGGCCTGTTGTGCTCGACACGACGATCCAGCGATACGAGAAGCGCATGGCAATGGTTGGGCTGGCGCAGTTCATCCATCTGGGCATGGACAAGGTGGGGACGCAGGCGCTGGCCGGCGAAACGGTTGACTTCTTCACGCTGTCCGTAGCGGCGTGGGCGGACGCGATCGAAGAGACAATCCACCGCTTCGGCACGGAGCGGCTGTTCAAGCTGAATCACTTTCCTGGCCTGACGGGGACGCCGCGCATCGTCCACTCGCCGGTGTTCAAGCAAAGTTTGATCGACGTCGCCACGTACATTGAGAAGATGACGAATGCCGGCCTGCTCACCGCCGATCCTGAATTCGAGGCGCACATCCGGCAGCTGGCCGACTTGCCGGAGAAGCCGGTCGAGGTCATCCGGCAGCAGCAGGAGGAGGCCGAATTGCGCCAGGAGCAAATGCGCAAGATGCTCGAGACAGGAAAGAAAGAAAAGGATGAGGGCGAAGAGGGTGAAGGCGAAGCACAGCAAGAGGTCGAGGAGGCAAAGCTTGCCGTCGTGACGAATGCGGAACTATTCGGCGAGCTGCGGCGGGCGCTGGCGTGGCTGGATGAGACAGGGGCGATCGCATGACGGATCGCGCCGACGTCATCCGCGCCGTCGCCCGCACGCTGGACACGCTCGAGGCGCGCGGCGCATACATTCCTGCCGATATCCTGGAGGCGGCAGCGCCGTATCGCGCAGAACGTTTTCAATCCGACCTGCGCGGCGGCGGGCCCGGGCGACGTCCCAAGGCTATCGAGTTCGTCAACGACTATCAGCGCGACCTGGAGGAAATCTATGACGACTGGTCGCGCAAGCTCGCCCGCGATCTGGCTGCCGCCGATGAGGATCGGCGCGATGAAATCTTAGCGGCTGCGCTTGCGGCGCTGCTCGTCCTGCTGCGCCAATCTGGCCGCGAGCGCATGGCGGCCTGGCTGGCCAGCGTCGAGCCGACGCCCGAAGTGCTGCAGGCGCTGGCCGATGCCGTAGCGGAGAACGACCGCCTGGTGGAGCAGAGCTTGTTGCCCGCCATCGAGCGCAAGGTGCGCGATGGCCTGCGCGACGAGGACATTCTGAAGGCGCTGGCGCTGGGCACGGGCGCGGCGGCGCTGGCCGGGCTGCTCGCTACGAGCCGGGCGCGGGCGGCGCTGTACGCCGGCGGGCTGTGGTCGTTCATGCAGGAGGCAACCGGGCTGACGGCAAAGGCGCGCGTGTATTGGCGGCTGGAGCCGCGCGCTCAGCATTGTGTCACATGCCTGGCGTTCGGCGACAAGGCGTATGATTCGTTCGAGGCGATGCTGCGCGAGACGGGCGGCGCGTGGCCGTCGCATGGGACGCAGTGCGATGGGAATTGTCGATGCTGGCTCGAAGCGGCTGCGGCTTAGGCATTCTGCCCACACATGGCTTTTATGGCCCGTCCGTTGCCATTGTCCGCACATTGCGCGATGGGGCGGTGACACACGAGTGGCTGCCGCAATTCCTGGCTGAGCAGGTCATCGCTATGATTCCGTTCGAGGAGCCGCTGGTCGCCTCGGCGCGGATTGCGTACTCCAACCTTGGCTATCGCCGCTCCTCTTGACAAAATAACCTAAAGTCGCTACACTATCGGCAACTGGGCGCATTCTGCGCGCACCTGGCGGCATTCCAGCCGCCCGATCCAATCGGATCGGGCGGCTTTTTGTGTTCTATGCGCTATGACGTGACCTGCGACATCTGTGGATATACCGGCGAGATCGAGAAGCGCCTGATCGAAGCGCTCCCGCCCTGCCCCACTTGCGGCGGCGAGATGCGACAGATCTACAGCGCGCCGGGCGTCATCCTGGCCGCGTCAGGATTCCACTACACGGACTACACGCGCTTCGAGTCGCAGGTCGGCAAGGAGCGCGCGGCGCGATTCAGGGCGCAGCGCGCAGACGCCGAGGGGCGCGCGAAGGCGGGTCGGCTGACGGAGTACGAGAAGGCGCTGTGAGCACAACACGGATTGGGTCACGGATGCACGGATGTATGATATGAATAGAGATGAGCGAGGAATCGATGCTCCGATGGATTGAGCCATTCGCATATCAGGCAGGCCAGCCGTTCCGGGTAATGCCGCTCGGCACGTTCAAGCGCGGCGAGCGGACGCTGACGATCACGAAAGACGACCTGGCGCAGATGGCTGCCAACTTCGAGAGCGGCCGGCCCCGCTGGAAAGTTCCTCTGTATTTCGGTCATCCGACTGTCGAACAGCCCGATCCGCCGAAAATCGGCAACGTGCAGAAACTAGAGGTGCGCGACGATGGCCTGTATGCCGTGCCAGAATACACCGGCAAAGGCAAGGCCAGCGTCGAGGCGGGCGAGTATCAGTTCGTCTCGCCCGGCGTGCTGTGGAATAAAAACGGATCGGCCTACGTGGACGAGCAGGGCCGACAGTTCGACAATGTGATTGAGCACGTCGCTCTGACGAATCGGCCATTCTTCGGTCAGCATGTCGCGCTGTTCAGCGAGCCTGGGGTGCTCGAGCACATGGCCGAGCATGAGGACGAGGGCGAATCGCATGAAGGCAGGATGGCGCGCATGAAGCGCATGCTGCGCCAGATGTTGTCCATGATGGGCGGCGAGGAGATGGCTGGCGCGGAACCAGGCGCGGAAACTTTCAGGGATTACGACGCCGAGACGCGGCGCGCATTTGCCGAGAAGGGTTGGGCGCTCCCGGATGGCTCGTATCCTGTCGCAGACAAGTCAGATCTTCAGAACGCGATTCACGCCATCGGGCGCGGCAAGACTCCGCACGGCGCGATTCGCAATCACATCATCAAACGCGCGAAGGCATTAGGCGCGACCAACATGCTGCCGCCCGATTGGGCGGACAGCACAAAAGAGGAATCGTCAGATTCAGAGCAAGGAGTTGAAAACATGGCAGACAAGATTGATGCACAGCCCATCATCAGCGCCGAGGAGTTCGCCGCGCTGAAGGCGAAGGCCGATAAGCTCGACGGGCTGGAGGTCGAGATCGGCACGCTCAAGAGCAAGGCGGCAGAGGCCGATACTTTCGCCGCGCAGCTCGTCGAGATGAAGCGCCAGCGCCGGCGCGACCAGCTCCTGCGGCGCGCTGAGCAGTTCGTGGCGATCCCGGAGAAGCCGGAGATCCTCGCCGAGAAACTGCAGGCGCTGGAGGAAAAGGACGCCGACCTGTTCAAGTGGCTCGACGGCCTGCTGGGCACGCTCGATCAGCAGCTCGTGACTGCCGACCTGTTCGGCCAGAAGTCAGTCGCGCAGAAGGAGCAGGCCGATACATTCGAGGCGGCGGTCGAGGCCAGGCTGGCCGAGAAGTTCGGCGGGGACCGCGCGAAGTATGCCGAGGCGATGGAGGCCGTTGGCGCGGAGCGGCCCGACCTGGCGTACCAATATACCCTGCGCCAGCGCAAGGCGCGGTGAGGTGAGACATGGCAACTTACAAAGCAGTTTCTCCCGATGGCGACGTCAGCTTCCAGGCCGACGTCGACCTGACTTTGATTCAGTACTATTTCGTCACCCCGGCCTCGACAGCCGGCAATGTCAAGGTCGCCACAGGCGCGAGCAATCCGGCACCGATGGGGGTGCTCCAGAACGCGCCGAGCGCGGGTCAGGAGGCGCGGGTTCGCGTCATGGGCATGAGCAAGGTGTTCGCCGTGACCGACGGCACATGCGCGCTGGCCTGGGGCCGTTTCTTGACTGCGAATGCGTCTGGCCAGGCGGCCGGCGTCGCGGCGGAGCAGGCCGTGACATTGGGTCGCTGGCTGGACACCAGCGCGCCGCTTTCGGCGTCCCGCTTCGGGAACGCCTTCATCAATTGCCTGGCCGCGACTGGCTGCGCGCCAAGCGCGTCATGAGGTGAGAAATGGCTAAACCGACTTACGCAATGGTGCATGTCGATGCACCACTGACCAACATCAGCATCGCCTATGCGCCGACGAAGTTCATCGCGGCGCAGGTGTTCCCGTTCGTGCCGGTGCAGAAGATAAGCGACAAGTTCTTCAAATACACGAAAGCCGACTGGCTGCGGCGCGAGGCCGAGCCGCGCGCGATGGGCACACGCGCCAGCCGGGGCGACTACGGCCTGACCACGGACAATTACGTCTGCGCGGAGAAGGCCATTGCGAAGGGCGTGCCGGACGAGATCGTGGACAACGCGGACAACCCGCTCAACCCGGCGGCAGACGCCACGCGCTATGTGACTGGGCAGATCATGCTCGAGCTGGAGAGCGAGGTCGCGGGCAATGCCTTCGGCACGGGCTGGTCGTCCAGCGCGACCCCTTCCCCCACCTGGGACAACGCCACTTCGACGCCGATCGAGGATGTGGAGACGGCGCTGAACACGGTCGTCTCGACAATCGGCAACGAGGCCAATCTGGGCGTGATGGGGCGCGGTCTGTGGCGCTACGTAAAGCAGCATCCCGACATCGTGGACCGCATCAAGGGCGCGGCCGGGCCTGGATCACCGGCGGTCGTGACGCTCCAGGCAGTCGCGGCCTTGTTTGGCCTCGATCAGCTGCTGATCGGCGTGACCATCGAGGACACCGCCGCCGAGGGCGCCGCCAGCTCATTGGCGTATGTCTGGGGCAACCACCTGCTGGTGGCCTACGTGACGGCTAGACCATCGCTGCTGGAGCCGAGCGCAGGATACGTGTTCACCTACAAGAATCGGGTGATCAACCGCTATCGCGAGGAACAAGAACATCAGGACGTGATTGAGGCGGTCCAATCGTGGGACACCAAGGTCACGGCCTCCGATGCCGCATATCTCGTGAAGTCGGCCGCATAGCCTCCGGCGCCTGGCGCGCTGGTCATCAGACTGGAGGTTCGCATGGCGATCAACTACCGGAACAAGGCCAACCTGCTCTCGGGCGCGGCCATCGACGAGATTTTCACCGCCGACGTGTCGCTGACGGCGAAGCAGTACTACTTCGTCTCCCCCGCCTCGACGGTCGGCAACGTCAAGGCCGCGACCGGCGCGTCGAACCCCGCGCCGATCGGCGTCCTGCAGAACGCGCCCGACGCGGCGGGGAAGGCGAGGGTGCGCGTCTTCGGCTTGACCAGGCTCACGGCCTGCGCCGGCACGTGCAATATGATCTACGGCAAGTTCATTCGCTCCAGCTCGGTCGGCGCGGCTGAAGTCGGCGCGTCGGGCGGCGACAATATCGTCGCGGCGGGCCGCTGGTGGGCTGCGTCCGTGGCGACGAATGCCAGCGCGTTGGGCGACTGCTTCATCAATCTCCTGGGCTTTGGCGGAGTCTGCTCGGTGAGCGCGTCATAAGTCCTCTTCTCTCCTCCTTTGTGCGGGACGGGCGCCGGGTCTCCTTACTCAGCGCCATGGCGCGGCGCTCTTGGGCGCCCGTCCCATCGGAGTGATCGGCGATGGCTGACACGAGCACGAATCAATCAGGCGGTCTCACATGGCAATCATAGTGCCGAACACCGGCTCCACCTTCGCGTCGGCTGGCTGCGTTGTAGGCTCCGAGGACAAGTGGTGTTTCCTCGGTTTCAGAACCCTGCCGAACGCCAGCGGCTCGGCGACGTTCTACCGCACCAATGCATCGACAAGCGGAAGCGAAATATTATCCATCAGCCTGTCGCCCGGCCAGGTGACGGTCATCCCGCAGGCGTTCAATTCGCCATGCGGCATCTACATCGCCGGCGTGACGGGCGGCTGCGCCATCGTCTGGATGAAGGAGAAACAGTGACATGAGTGCGCTGACCGATTTCGGCGAGAACAAACTAATCGACCACTTCTTCAATGTGGCTTCCTACACCGCGCCGAGCGTGTATTGCGGGCTGTTTTCCACGTCGCCCGACGATGCAGCCAGCGGCCTCGAGGTCAGCGGCGGCGGCTATCTACGGCAGCGCGTCGTCAACTGGGATACGTCGGCGTCGGGTGCGACAGAGAACTCCAGCGCGATTACCTTCCCGCAAGCGACGGCGAGCTACAACGTCCTCGCCGTGGGCCTGATGGACGGATCGACTGCGGGCTGCGCGACGAATATGTGGTGGTATGGCAAGCTCTCCACATCGCGCCTGGTCAACCAGAACGATACGTTCGAGATCGCCGCATCCAGCCTGGATGTGACACTCGCTTGAGGCTGAATGTCTGACCTGATTGATCGCATCGCAGGGGGCGAGAGCATCACTCGTCCGAAGCTCAATGTGGGAGGTTGAGATGGCGATTGTGCAAGGGTTTTCCATGCGGTTGGTGCACCCCTTGGGCTTGGTGTCGGTGACGGCGTTTTACGATGATGCGGACGGGCGGCCGGTGCGGTTGGATACGACGAACACGACGGGGCGGCCCTTCCGTGTGCGCCTGGCGCTGGCGGATGGCTCGCGGCAGGTGAGCGCGGTCATTCAGGCGGGATCGAACAGCGTGATCGTGCCGGCGCAGGTGGCGCAGCGCATCGACCTGCGGCCGTACGGCGACGAGCCGGGCGAGCTGCCGGGGGTGAATCCGACCGCGTGGGTGTGCCAGTTGGAGATATAGGCCGTGGCGTTTCCCTCGGTCCGGGCGGTTGGCGCGGACTACATCACGACGGGTGCGACGAGTCATGTGATCGATATGCCGGATGGTATTGTCTCCGGCAATTTGCTGATCGCGTTCTTCGCGCACGACGACGAGAGCAGCCAGGAAACGGTGACCTGGCCGGGGGGCTGGACGGAGTTTGTCAGCGCGGATGCGGGCGGCAGCGCCGGCGTAAACTATGCTTACCGTATCGCGGGCGGCAGTGAAGCCGCGTCAATCACGGTCACGACGGGCACGAGCGAAGCCGCCGCCGCCAAGATTTTCGAGATTCGGAATTGGCACGGCACGTCGCCGCCGGAAGCGGCGACGGCCAACAGCGCGACCGGCGATCCTGATCCGCCGAGCCTGACGCCGAGTTGGGGCGCGGCGGATACGTTCTGGGTTGCGTCTTGCGGCCTGAACGCGGGTTCGGGGACGTGGGCGTATCCCGCAAGCTACACGACCGATCAGTACAGCCTGACAACCGGCGGCGCGGGTGCGACGGCGCTGGGGCTTTGTTCTCGGCCGCTGAATGCGGCGAGCGAGAATCCGGCGGCGGGCGCATTTACCAATTCCGGTTGGGTGGGGGTTACGGTAGCGGTTTCTCCGGCGGCCGGCCCGAGGGTGCGTGTTCCGCTACGACGAATCGAAAGACTGACCCATTACAGGATGTGAGGCATGCCCATTTACACGAGCCGACTCGATGCAACCTCCGTCAGCAGCGCGGCGACATTAGTGCAAGTCAACGCGCCATCGAACGCCGCGCTCAAGATTTTGCGCGCCTGGATCAGCGTCTGCACCGTTTCAAGCTGCGCGCTACAGGCTCGTCTATCGCGGCGCACGACCGGCGGCACGGGCACATCCTTCACGCCGATTCGACACGATCCGTGGGATGTCTCGACCAGCGCCACGGCGACGGTCAATCACAGCGCCGAGGGTTCGCTGGGCGACGTGATTATCCGGGATACGTTTAACGTCTTGAACGGCCTGCTCTACCTGCCCATCCCAGAGGAGCGCATCATCGTTCCGCCCGGCTGCGCGCTGTCGCTGGATTTGCCCGTCGCGCCGGACAACGCATCGTCGCTGAACGCCGGTATAACCTGGTCTGAGCGGGAGTGAGGATGTGGCGCAGCACGTCTTCCGAGCGCCGCCCAGACCGGCACAGCGCACGCGCTCTGTATTTCCCGCCGCACTGCCCAAGCCGGGCATCGTCAGCGGCACGGCAACGCTTGCGGCTTTCGGCTCATTAACATCCGACGCGCAAATTACACTGCGGCCTGATGCGGCCTTGTCCGCCTTCGGATCGCTGACGTCTGACGCGGCCATGAGGCTGCGCGGCGACTCCGCGCTGGCGGCTTTCGGCGGCGTGAGCTCCGATGGCGGCCTGCGCATCCCCGGCAACGCGACGCTGGCGGCGTTCGCTGACCTGAGCGCCGAGGGCATTAGGAAAGTCTCCGGCGACGCGACGCTGGCGGCCTTCGGATCGCTGGCGTCGGATGGCCGTCTGACGCTGAATCCGAACGCGACTCTCGCGGCATCCGGCGATCTCACCGTGGCAGCGCAAATGCTGCTGCGGCCTGGCGCGGCGCTGGCCGCCGTTGCTGGCCTGGACGCATCGGCGCAATTGACGCTACGCGGCGACTTGTTGAGCGCGGCCTTCGGATCGCTTACAGCTGACGGCAGTGTCATTACGCCGGTCGAGGTGGCGATGGCCGCGTTCGGCGGCCTGGCCGTCAATGGACGGTTGATCCTACGGACCGACGCGACGTTGGCCGCCTTCGGCGCTCTGACGGTCGAAGTCGGCAAGGTTTTTGGAATGGCGGCGCTGGCCGCCTTCGCCGGCTTGGCGCCGGATGGTCAGCTTGTCGCGCGGGGCGATTCCGCGCTGGCCGCTTTCGCATCGCTGACCGGGGACGGCGCGCTGACGCAGCGGGGAACGGCGTTGCTGGCGGCGGCGGGCACGTTGGCCGTCAATGTGCAACTGAAGATCGGCGGTGAGGTCATCCTATCCGGCGTGGGAACGCTGACGCCGGATGGCCGGCTGACGATCTCGCCGCAGGCGGTTCTGGCGGCCTTCGGCTCGCTGACGGTGGCCGGCGATATACAGGTTCAGGATGTTTTTGCGGCGCTGGCGCTGACGCTGGCGCGCCGGGATCTCACGTTGGAGCTGCGGACACGCGGGCAAATGCTGCACATGCCGCGCCGGTCGCAGACGCTGAAGACGAAGAAACGATAATGCCGACAGTCCTCGAGTTCAGGGATAGCCCATTCGACATATCGGACGCAGAACGGCTCGCGTTCGGCTTTGATACGGCGGCCTGGGGAATCACCTGTCCGCTGTCGCCATCCGCTGTGATTCTGGATGCCAGCGGCGCCGATCTTTCGGCGTCGCTGTTCGCAGGCTCGGCGGCCATCTCGGCGTGCACGGCGACGTGCATTATCACACCGCGCGTGCAGAATCTGGTGGCGGGCTGCACATACCGGCTGGAGGTGCGCTGGGAAGATAATCAGTCCACGCCGAACCGCTTTCAATGCGCGCTTTCAATCAAGGCGGCCTCCTGATGGCTTACGCATCCGCGAGCGACGTAGGGGCTTTGACACGCAATCTTCTGGGCGGCGCGTCGTCCTTCACAACGTCGACCTCGCCGACGCTGGCGCAGGTGAATTCCTGGCTATCCGCCGGCTGTGCGATGATCGAGACGGTGGCGGGCGGAACGTCCATCGGCGCGACGCGCACGGTCTACGGGTTTGCCGTCGAAGCCAATGCGCTCTATGCGGCCTGGATGGCCGAGCGGTCGCGCACCATGGCGGCGACGACGGCGCAGGAGCGCACCCGGGCCGATATGCTGAGGCGAGATTTCTTCGATCATCTGGGATGGCTGGAGAAGTACGGTCAGTCGCGGGGCGGCGTCACGCCGGTCAGCCTGGCCTATGCAGGAGGGATCAGCAAGAGCGACAAGGAGTCGGTCGAGTCCGACGCCGATCGAGTCACACCGCGCTTCAGGCGCGGGCAATTCAGAAACCCGGAGGCGCTAACGCCGGATGATACAAGCGCAAGTTGACGCTCACTGGCCGGGCGTGCATGAAATCGAAATCAACATTCCGCAGCCGCTCACGTCCGTTGATGGCAATCCACATATCTGGGAAACGATGACGCTATGTCAGATTGCCATAGCCGCTCAAGCGCGCACGACATTCGAGATTGGGACCTACAACGGCTCGACGGCAATTGCCTTGAGCGCTGTTCCTGGAATGGAACGGATATGGACACTCGATTTGCCCGCGCATCAGGCGCCCGCGCTGTCCATCCTGGAAGACGATTGGCGCTACATAGGCGTAGTGAAGATGCCGTTTCCGTCGAATGTTAAGCAGCTCTGGGGGGACAGCGCCACGTTCAACTTCGGGCCTTACGTGGGCCGCTGTGATTTGGTGTTCGTGATGGGGGCGCACAGCCCGAGGTACATCGAGAATGATTTGGCGGTCGCGTTTCGATTGCGCTCGCCCGGCGGCGCGGTCGTGCTGCACACGGGAACGGCAGAGCCGATGCGCGCGGTGACGGAGAAATACAGCGCGTGGCTGGTCAGCGATCGGATGGCGGTGATTGATGAACCAGCAACACGACACGGATTTTGAGCACGGATACACGGAAAGATGACAGTTTCACAAAATGGCTTGCATCTCATATATCTCTATGCCGATAGCGCGACGGAATGGAATTGTTCCCAATGGCGCGCGCTTTCCCCGTCGGATGCGATCAATGCCGAGCATGAGCGCGGCACGACGCCGATGACGGCGCAGTTGTTTTTCATGCCTACCGCGCTGGTCTGGGATCACCCTGGGGTGCAGCGCCAGATTGGCGCGGCGGATGTGCTGATTTTCCAGCGCAATGTCCTGATCAAGGAGGTGTGGGACGCGATGAGCTACTGGCGCGCGCTGGGCAAGACCGTCGTGGTCGATCTCGACGATCACTATCCCGGCCTGCTGCCGAGCAACCCGGCGTTCCCTTATTGGATCCTCAACAAGCCAGGAATCGAGCCGCATCCCGTCGCAGGCCTGGAAGAAGGCTTGCGCCGGGCGCACGCGCTCACGTCGCCGTCAAAGGTTATCTTGAAAGATTGGGAGCACGTCGTTAGGGGTTTTTTCCTTCCGAACTGGACGCGGCGCGCGTGGTACGAGGACATCGAGCACAAGCCGGCAGATGGACATGATTATCTGTTTCAGTACGACGACGAGGGCAATCTGCTTGCCACGCCGCGCGAAGGCTCAGAAGGCGAAATCATCCTCGGCTGGGGCGGCTCGATCAGCCACGTTGATTCGTGGCTGTACAGCGGCATCATTCCGGCGCTCGATCGGATATTCGAGGAGTTCCCGGCCGCGCGGCTGAAATTCTGCGGCCACGAAAAGAGGTTGGAAGACCTGATGCTCGGCCGGTGGGGCGAGCGCGTGATTCGGCAGGGCGGTGTCATGCCCACTCACTGGCCGAAGGTCGTTTCGACGTTCGACATCGGGCTTGCGCCGCTCGATCCTCGGCCGCTCCCGCCGTGGCGTGAAGACGCGCCGGTCGTGTCTTACGACGATCGCCGATCGTGGCTCAAGGCGGCGGAGTACCTGACCGCTGGCGTGCCGTGGGTGGCGTCGCGCAGCGAGACCTACCGCGAGCTGGCGCACCTGGGAAACGTAGTCGACAACACACCAGAGGCATGGTTCGACACGCTTTCGTACACGCTCCGGCATCTGGACGACGCAAAGACCGAGGCGTGGAAGCGGCGGCGCTGGGCGTTGGATAGGTTGACGCTTGAGGGAAATATCGGGCGCTACACCCAGATCGTGGACAACATCATTGCCGTGGCCCAGGTCGCAGGCGGCGCGAAGCTGCCAGGGACGATCTACGTATGACACAACGCGAGGCGCAAGAGAGCAGCTACCGCATAGCGACGCAGTGGTATGTCGAGCATGATGTCACCTGCGGTGATGTGTCGCTCGGCGATGTGATGGAGTACGATGTGCTGCGCGTCGTGGGCGCGTTGTTCCTGAACGAGATTAGAGGCGATGGCCGAGATCAAGAGCGAAGCGAAATCGGATAGTAGGATTCTGATTCTGCCGGGGCATCCTGTGTCGTCCTGCGCCTGGCGCGCGCTGGCCGAGCATTACGCGCTGCTATTTCTCTATCCGCAGGCCAAGCAGCACGCCGATTCATTGGCGCTGGCGACGGCGCACCTGGGCCAGTTCTACAGCCCGGATGCGCAGGAGTGGGCAGCGAACGAGACGGCGCGCATGCTGGGTGAGCTGCATTCGGCGCAGTGGGATTTTCAGAGATTCAGCGAGCGCCTGCCGCACGACCTGAATAGCCGGCTGCCGCAGTGGTGGCCGGGCTACATCCTGACGCACGCGCAGGGACTGGCGCAGCGCATCGCATCACTGGAGGTTGTGTCGCAGAAATATGAGGTGTCCGGCCTCGTGCTGCACGAAGACGTGGCGCCGGACACGCGCTCGATGGCGCTGTGGGCGCGGGCGCGCGGCATCCCGACGATTCACGTCCCGCACGCGAATTGCCATCTGCGCGACGACGCCGGCCCGGATATTCACCGCGAGACGCGCACGGATTGGCTGGCGGCCAGCGGCGCATACGCGGCGGATTGGTACGCGCGCCAGGGATTCCCGCGTGAGCAGATCACCGTTGTGGGAGCGCCGCAGTGGGATGCGCTGTACGAGGATGTGACCGACCGGGACAGTGCGCGGCGCATCTTCGGATTCGAGGCAGGTGACACTGTGCTCGTCTACGCCACGACCTGGGCGCAGACGACCGGGCTGCGCGGCGGCTGGCAGGATGAACATGAGGCAGGCTTGGCAGCCGTGCTGAGCCTGGCCAAAGAGATGAGCGCTGCGCTCGTCATCAAGATTCATCCGAACGATCAGCAGGGCAGCGAGGACATATTCGCGGAGAGGATGAAGGCGGCGGAGATACACGGGCGCGTGACACGGCAGCACAACGCCTTCGCCTTGCGCGCCGCCGATGTGTTCGTCGCCCAGGGACCGAGTAATATGTGCGTGGAGGCGGCGATCATGGGCACGCCGGCGTGTTATATCCAGACTGAGGGGTTTGATTACTCGCACGCGCTCCCCTTCCGCTGCGCGCCGGATGGATTGTCGCAGGCGGCGCGTCTGGCGCTGGAGAGCCGGGGCGATCCGCTGTGGCAGGATTTCATCCGCTTCTACAATGATGTGCACCCGGGCGGCGGCGCGGTCGCGCGGCTGGTGGAGTTCGTGAGAGAGAAGTGTCCGTGAACAACGGATTCGGAGAATTCGACGGATTAGAGGCGGGCTATTCTCGGAGGCCATGCGCGCCGTGATGACAACGGCGTAAGATTCGGAGAATCCGACGGATTAGAGGCGGGCTATTCATGATCCGCATACGCTCTGACGGAGTTCTGGAGCAGATCGAGGCGCAGGCGCGCAGCGCGCCGCAGTGGGTTCCGCAAGAAATCGCGTTCAATATGCGGAAGCTCGGGCCGAAGGCCGTCAAGCGCATGCGGGAAGCCGTGCATGTGCATCGCTACACGGGCGCGCTGGAAGACTCCATTGACGACCACTACTCGCGCGGCGACATGCAAATCGACATCTACCCGGGAGCGCAGCGCGGCAAGTGGGATGCGGGGCTGCTCCTGGAGTTGGGCACGGGGCCGATTCCCCGCGCGCCATATCGCCCGATCGCGGCATGGGCTGCGTTTCGAGGCGCGCCGATGCCGGGGGCGTGGCTCAAGATTCGCACGCGCGGCGTGTCGGCGCATCCATTCCTGGATCGCACGGCGGCGGCCATTATTCCTGACGTCGAGGAAGCGGCGGCGGGGATGGCGCAGGACATCGCTGTGCGCCTGTTGTGGGGGACGCGATGAGCCTGCAGGACATTCGAGAGGGGCTTTACACAACGCTCCATACCTGGGGGCCGTTCGCCGCTTCGGAGATGAGCGCGTGCGGATACGATGTGCTGGAGACGGCCAATGTCTGCGCCATCGTGTTCGCGCCGGGTGAATCGACGTTTCAGCCATTGACATTCGGCGCGAGCGCGATCGATTCCGGCGCGTGGGGCATTGATGGCGAGATCTACATCAAGGACACGGGAGCTCCGATGGCGCTGCTCGGCAGGGTGTGGCAGGCACACGACGATCTGCGGGACACGCTGGAGCGCGATCGGCGGCTGAGCAATACCGTGCAATACGCGCGGCTATCGCGCATGGCGTTCAGCCCGGTCCTCTTCGAGGCCGGCGGCCAGGGCTGGGCGCGCGTGGAGTGGACGATTATCGCGGAAGAGTTCTAGTTGACTGCCACCGCCGTTTTTGATATACTGTAGTCAGCGGCCCGCAAGGGCACTCTTGACGGAGCATCGCGCCGTCACCTCATTCAAGGTGACGGCGCTTTTGCATTTCAGGAACACGACAAGGAGGCAGTATGCCATTCATACACGGATTGAACGGGGTTAAGTGATAGCCCCTCTGCGCGGTGACGCGCAGAGCAAACCCGGAATATCGGTGGAAGCCTGAGAAGTCTCAGGTGATGTGATAGAAGGCGAATACACCAGACTTTTCAAGATAATGGCGATAGATATGACAGGTAGGACACAGGATGACAAGGTTAGAGAGATCCCCATTGGTTCTATCATGATCGACATGATGAACCTGAAGAACCATCTTAGCCTTGTTCCATCCGCAATCCGCACATCTTTCACCATGATGACTCATGGCCTCAGTGCGATGCTGGGCCGTATCACGTCTTGGTTGATAGACGATTCTCTGTCTTTCTCGTATCTGTTCTTGATTAGTTTGGTAATAAGCCTGCGGGGTCCCGCGTTTCTTTTGAATACTCCAATGGCAATGATGACAATAGCGGCCATTTTGTGCTGGCCGTTCTTGGCACATCACACATGGTCCGATGTGTTTTTTTCTCGGCATGTCAGCCTTCCTCTCGGTGTTTCTTACACCGAATTATATCATATTCCTGAGCGGTAACGCCGAGGCACAGGCCGCAAGGCAAGGCCGTAACGACTACCAACGGGCGACTCCCTGAGTCGATGGCATAGTCTGGTCTGCAACGAAATGAAGTTGCAGAGGCGCACAGAGATGACGCGCCCCCGCGAAAGCGGAGTAACAGAAACGAATTTTCGTGTGGGATTCCGCCGGCACGTGTCGCAACGTGAGCGGCGATCTCAACAGCGTCACGCTGGCGTGGACGCGCGATAACCCGGATACGACGACGCTGGGCAAGGTGAATGTCCAACGCATCACGGGCATCCGCGACGCGCAACTGTCCGGCGCGGGCATCTGGAATTCGGACAACACGACCGGCACGGACGACATCTTCTCTGCGCTCATGGGCGCCAGCAATGTCCATACGATGGTCGCGTGGGCGCCGGCTGGCTGCGCCGTATCGGGCTGTCCGCTGTACTCCGGCTGTTTCCAGATCAGCCAGTACGAACCCACTGGCCCGGTCAACGGCCCGGTCGCGTACAATTGGACATTTCAGTTGTCGAGCGGCTCGATCACCGCCGGCAGCGTCGCGTAAGCGAAGGAGAGCATCATGGACGCATCCGAGTTGTCGGAGCGAATCGCCAACCTCGTGCGCGAGGGGATGTGGTCGGAAGCGGCGGCGGAGGTGGCGCGCGCCTGGAAGGAGTTGTCGGCGTTCGGGACGCGCCGGTGCGACCTGCCAGAGTTCCCGGACGTGTTCGTGCGCTTCCATACGATAGGCTATCCATTTCGGCTGCGGCGGCAGTGGACAGACGAGGACCGCGCGGACGGGCTGCTCGAGATAATCTTGCCGCACGTGGCGGAATGGAACCTGGCGGATCTGAGTGGCAAGCCCGTGTCGCTGTCTGACGGCGCACGCCATGCGACGCTCATGGACGACGTAGACACCGCGCTCGTGCTGTGGCTCGTGCGCCAATTCTCGCAGTTCCTCCTGGTCGACCTGGCGTCTCCCCGCCCAAACTCCTGAAAGCCGTCGGCACATTCGTGCTGCGCGACGGCCCGATGCCGATCGATTTGTTCGAGGTGGAGCTTGCGAAGCGCATGGGCTGGACGCTCACGCAGCTAGACGCCGAGGATATGGCGCGCGTGCTGCCGGGGCTGCATGCGTCCAGCGCCCGCGATGCGCTCGAGGCTGTGATGAACCACGTGCGCACGCAGGGCAAGGTCAAGCCGTCCGACGAGGCGCTTCAGGTGTACGATGAGATTACGGAATTGATGAAAGATGGCTGATACCACACGGCGAGCCAGGATTATCCTCGAAGCGCGCGACGAAGCCTCGCGCGTTTTGGCCGGCATCGGCGGCGGCTTTCGCGGCCTGGGCGACGCCAAGACGAGCCTGATCCGCAAGACGAGCGACCTCGACAAGGCCGTCGCCGCCGAGCGCAAGTCGCTGATCGACTCAGCGCAGAGCGGCCATCGGCTCTCCGAATCCCTCTCTCGCGTATCCTCGCAAAAAGACGTAGCGCGCATCGCTGCACAGCGGCTCGACGCGCAGGTGCGCGGCAACCAGATCACCGTCGCACAATATAACGACGCCATCGGCCAGCTTCATGCGAAATACGACCTGTCGTCTGAGGCGGGACGTAAAGCCGCCGATTCTCTCAAGCGGCTCAACTCTGATTTTGCGGCGGGCAAGATCGGCGCGGAACAATACGCGGCCGGGCTGGAGAAAATCAAGATCAGCGGTGGAGGACTGCCAGGCATCCTGTCCGGTATCGGCGGTATGGCCAAGTTAGCTTTCGCGGGCCTAGCGGCTGGCGCCGTGGCCGGCATCGCGGCAAGCATAAAACTCGGCATGAGCATGGAACAGACGCGCATCGCGTTCAAGACCATGCTCGGCAGCGCAGAAGCGGCCAGAAAGCATCTGGAGGAGCTTCGTGCGTTCGCGGACAAGACGCCGTTCCGATTCTCAGAACTCACTGTCGCGTCGCGGCGCCTGCAGGCATTCGGGTTCGAGGCCGAGAAGATCATCCCGATGCTGCGCGACATCGGCGACGCGGCGGCGGCGATGGGCGGGAGCGCGGATATTATCAACCGTGTGACGATCGCCATCGGCCAGATGAGCGCGAAGGGCAAAGTCAGCGCGCAGGAGATGCTGCAGCTCACCGAGGCCGGCATCCCGGCATGGCGCTACCTGGCCGAGGGCGTTGGCGTAACGACCGCAGAAGTCCAGAAGATGACTGAAAAGGGACTCGTTCCCGCCTCGCAGGCCATCGAATTGATTCTATCCGGCATGCGCCAGGACTTCGGCGGCATGATGGAAGAGCAGGCCAAGACCGCCGCCGGGCAGATGTCCACGCTCCAGGATTCCATCGAGGGCGTCGCCGTGACGCTCGGCGAGGCGCTGCTTCCGGCGCTCAAGAGCATGATCGGTGTAGCACAGGAAGGCGCGGACGCGCTCAAGCTCCTGGTCAATTGGGAAAAGAATCTGCACGATGTCTTCACGACACACCAAGCCGATATGTTCAAGCTGGTGACGGCGCAGGACGAGACACGCATCAGCGTCGAGGAGTACAACAGGGAGATTTTGCGGTCGGGGCAGTTGACGGGCGATGCAACGAAAATCGCGGATGAGCTTACGGCAATGATACGCGAGCAGTACACCGCAACGGAGTTGGCGCGGCTAGGCTTTGCGGATATGTCGGACGGTATTTACAAGGTTTCCCAGAACGTCAACCTGTTGACCGACGCAGAACTTGAGGCTTATCAGGCCGGCGTAAAGTGGAGCGAAGGTGTCGAGAATGCCACCCTGCGCGTGCGCGGGCTGATTCCGGCGACGGAAGAAGAGACGAAAGTCCTGGAGCGGTTAAAAACAGGAATGATGAATAGCCAGGTCGAGCTCAAGGACCTCAGCGGGGAATTCGATGCGCTCAAGACGATCGTGGCCGGGCCGGTCGGAAAGGCATTCGACGACTTCACACAAAAAGAGAGCGACTTGATCGCCAAGCAAAAGGAGCTGCAAGGCAATCTCCGCGAGCTGGAAGAGCAGCACGGGCGCGTCGTCACGGCGACGGGGCGGCGCAAGCTGTCTGAGGCCGAGCTGACGCTGGAGACGATCAAGCTGACCGAGGCGCAGGCCAAGCTCGCCGAGACGAGCGATCCGAAGAAGCAGGCCGAGCTTGCGGTCCAGATCGAAAAGCTCCAGGAGAAGCTGGGCGGCGCGACGGGCGCGACGCAGGCGTACATCGACAAGTCGAAAGAGATGGACGCGATCAAGGGTCAACTATCCGAAATCGACGCAGCGCTGCTCTCCAATCGGCAGAACTTCGAGGAGAACATCAAGCGCATGATCTTCGAGCAGCTGATCGCGTCGGTTGGGGATTTCACGAAGGCCACCGATGCGCAGCGCGAATCCATCACGGAGATCGCCAAGACGTTTGGCATCTGGGATGAATCGACGGCAACGCTAATGAATCGTGTTCCCGTGTGGGCCACACAGCTCCAGGGCATGACGAAAGACGTCGGCGATCTGGACGCGCGCAAGAAGGGGCTGATCGGCTCCGTGATGAACTACTACAACTCTGTGACGGGACAGGCGATTCCGGCGACGGATCAATATAACGACCGGCTCAAGACGAACTTCGATCGCATGATGGAGATCGAGGACGCGACGGGAAGAGCCAACAAAAACACCGATTTGTTTGCGCTGTCCGTGGGAGACGCAGGCGGCGCGCTGGAAGACGCAGCGGGCAAGGTGGACATCTACGCAGGCAAGCTGCAGTCGCTGCCGACTTCTCATACGTTCAGGCTGAAAATCGAAACGGAAGGCGCGCTTCCGACGCTGCCGGCGGGCGCGGCTCCTATCGCGTTGCAGCACGGCGGCCAGGCGCGCCAGGACCGCGCTTACATCGTCGGTGAGCGCGGGCCGGAATATTTCATCCCGCGCATGCCGGGCTTCGTGGTGAACCAGCAGCAGGCGGCGATGGCGGTGGGGGCGGTGCACGCACGCGGCGAGCCGCAGGCGGCGGGGGCGGTGACAGTCAACGTCACGGTCAACCCGGCGCCAGGCATGGACGAGCGGGCGCTGGCGCAGGCCGTGAGTGTGGAGCTGGCGCGCCGGCTGCGGTCGGCGCGGGCATCGGGCTTGCAGTACATGGCGCAGTGAATAACAGCGGATTTTAAGAATTTACGGATCAGGGAAGGCTGATGGGTGATGCAGCGGATTTTAAGAATTTACGGATCAGGGAGAGCTGATGAGTGATGCGATTGTAAAATTCACGCACGGCGGCAGGACGCTGGACATCAACAGCGGGCGGTACAGGGTCGGTCCGGACTTCGCGCCGCCGGCGGCGAACCTGTCACCGCTCCTGGCGTCCGGGACGAGCGTCAATCGTTATGGGGGAAGCCGGAAGCTCGGCGAGCGCGCGCTGGATCGGCAATGGAGTTTCAGCATCCATGTGCATGCGGCGAGCG